TGACTGCCCGCGAAAGCGGTGGCGGCGAGCTGGAATGTAGCCGCAGCGGTCGCTGCTAAGGTTCTGGAAGCCATTGATCGAGCTCCTGTCTCGGTCGGCGGTCAGGTCCGTCACCGTGTTTTCAGCGCGGTGACGGACTGCACGTTACCCGCCGACGGGAAGCTGATGCGAGCAGTGCATCGGCCCGCCCTTACTCTTCTCGCTGCTGCTGGAATGTTTCGGGCAGGGCGGCCTCCGGGCAAAGTGCGATGGATATAGTCAGTCGTCCTTGTCGAGCTGATAGCGGTGATAGCTGCAGAGCTTGCGGCCGTCCTCGTGAAATGCCGCAGCGTCCAGCACATGCCGGATCTCCGGATGCGGCCCAAAGTCATTGTTCTTCAGCAGATCGTCCACAATCTCAGCGGCATCCTCCTCACTGTCGAAGAGCGATCCGTCACAGATATCGCAGGTGAGCTCCGTCAGGCAGCCGGCGATACACTGATCTCTGAATGTCCTGCTCGGCACATCGTCGCCGAGGAGCCGATACTTGAGCTCGAACAGGTGCTCGATGATGTGATTGACCTGCGCGACAACGTCTTCATTGTACTTTGCCATGGTTGCCTCCCATTGGCGGAAAAGGAGGGCGCCGTCCTTTGGGAAAGGACGGCGTTCAGTCGCTCACTCGAGGGGGACTCCCTTCCTCGGGTGAAGCGCGCCGGCCGGACCGCCTGACTTGAGCATGGCTAGTCCGGCCGGGGTGTGTTGTGTATCAATCTCGTACATACAGACTTGAGCTCACTTCAGCGTCTTCGCGAACTTGCTGATCATATTGTTGAGTTCCTGCAATCGCTCGGCGAACCTGACGATCTTCGGATGCGACGGGAACTCTTTGGACAAACGCTCCAGCTTGACCAGTGCACTCATCAGCGACCGCACTGATGCCAACGCCGAGTGCAGCTCGGCGTCGACTTGCGCCTCACGCTGTTCGGCGAAATAGCGGTCCCGTTCCTCTTTGTCGATCTCACGCTGTTTCTTGAGGCCTTCTTTGACTTTCTCCTGCACCATCATCCGAATGTGCGGCGCGCCGACCTGTTTCTTGTTGAAGTCCTTGCGGCTGGCCGGGTCCATGATCTCTTTGGCCAGCGCGAATTGCTGATTGACCGGGATGACCTTTTGCGCGGCCGAGCTGGTCACCGCGTCACGGAACGCGCTGAACTGGTGCTCGTTGGGAAACAGATGGGCAGTCTGTTCATCCAGTATCCGGCGCGGCACCTTTGGCTGCGGTACCGTGGCGATCTCACGCTCCGACGAGGCGGGCTTCCCGTTGACAGGTTGCGGGTACTTGCGCACGGCCCCATCAACTATCCTGTCATAGATGCCTGATTGCTTCAGTGCGGCGATTGCTTCGCGGACCTGCCGTTCGGCACGTGGTGACTTCTTTGGGTCACCGTTGCCGAGGTAGCGCATGATCACATTGTGACTGACCGGCACGTCAGCGTTAGGCTTGGTTCGGCACGCTTCGACCCTTCTGCGTGCGACATCGATAGCCCGCTCGTCATCAAAGGCGAGCGTCAGGGTGACAGGGACACGCTGTCCCTGTCTGATCAAATCCTCGATCAACAGGCGGGTCACGCTAGCGACCTCGTTCATCACCGCGCCCGGGTTGGCCCCGTGCTGCAAGGCGTTCTCGACGGTCATCAGCTGGACCATCGCACTATCATCGAGATCATCGAGATAGATAGGGACGGAGGTTATCTTCGCCTGGCGCGCTGCGGCGACGCGCGAATGGCCGCAACCTAATTCCACCTTGCCATTGCGGCGGCGACCCTTCAGGGAGGCAAAAAACCCGTGGTCACGGATTGAATTCACCAAGCCGGCGATCTGTTCATCGTCGATCGGGTGCAACTTCAAGTCGCGGAACGGGTTATTGGTGATCTGGTCAAGCGGGACGAGATCGGGCATCTGTTTCATCGGGAATCTCCAGTACAAGCAAAAGGGGCCGGGCCATTTGCCGTGGCCGGCCCCAGAGTTGTTCGTGAACCGGTGAACCGCGGCGATCACGCCACGGCTTTGAGCATCCGATTGTAGCGTGTGAACGCCGGGGACAGGTCGATCATGCTGCGCGCCTGTTCCTCGGTGAACCCCTTGGCTGCCAGCATTCCGACCCACTGCTGCTGAATGTGGTTGCGCATCATATCGCGGATCGGCTTTTGCAGGTCGATCAAGTACTGCATCTGCGCCTCGAGGCTCGTGCGTTCCTCATCGGTGAGTTCCTCCATCTTGATCGATTCGATGTGACGCAGACCCTTGCGGATCGGAGCCAGTGCGCCCTTGGCCGACTGCTCGAGCGCAACCTCGGCCTCGTCCTTGGCATGGTCGGCCAGCCGGCGGACCTCGAACACGCCGTGCGCGGCACTGCCGAGAAGCACGAACCGATGCGCCTCGGGCAGGGCACGACTGGACCCACCGTGATTCAAGTGACGCTTGACGGCGCTCAGCCGCTTGGCCGGGTCGCCGATCAGCAGGTCCGTGGCCAGACCGTCACCGTGGCCTTCCGCGAACGCCATGACCTGCTCGGCGCCGACCATCGTGCCGATCGCGTGCTGTTCGAGGAAGGCTAGCGCGACTCCCTCGTACTTTGATAACTCGACTGCCATTGACTACAACCTCCCTGTGTTATGGATGACCTAATGCGTTAGGGATAACCTAACACCAGCACGGGGTCAAGCGGAGTTTGTGGCTTGCCAAAGGACGAAGACCGAGACGAGGGATTGCGCCTCGCCATCAAGACAGCCGGGGGCCTCCGCGCCCTGGCGCGTGAGCTGGGTATGAGCAGTCCGGCGCTGTGGGCCTGGACCCGCGTCCCGGCCGATCGCATCCTGCAAGTGGAGGCGGTCACTGGGATTCCGCGAGAGAAGTTGAGACCCGACTTGTATCGGCTCAGATCCAACCGGTAATCCCGAGACGGCACGATGGAAATCGAGAACGCCGTCAGCGGCCAGTGAGCAAACAGTGTTGACCCGGTCAATACAATACCGATGAACGGGGGCTGCGGTAGGCGACCCAGCGGGCGGCCGCGCGCGCGATCTTTATGCGGAGAGGCGATGACGCAAGCCGAGCTGCGGTCTCGGTCACGGGTAGGCAGAAACTCGATCACCTCTGCGGTCACCTTGACGCCTTCACTGGACGGGCTCTGGCAACCATGCTTGCCAGCTCAACATTGGCTATATAGCTAGACAAATTGCGGACGGCAAGAACTTTTGACCGGCCAATCGCGAAGCGTGCTTATCTCTCAACCCATGGATGCAGCCTTACGGGAAGCGGTACGCGTGGCTGGCGGCATGCGGGCGCTCGCCCGCCTGATCGGCACATCGCATCAGGCCATCGCGCAATGGGCTCGAGTGCCCGCAGAGCGTGTTCCGGATGTGGAGCGTGCAACCGGCATCTCACGGCATCGACTGCGCCCCGATCTGTATGCGGAGGAGGCCGCTAGTCAGCAGCGGCTCTTTGACCAAACCGTGGGTCGCGGGGTCCAGGTGCAAGTCGCTCCTGGTGCGGGCAAAAGCCCTCTGCTGGCGTCGCTAATCGAGGCGTATCGTCGCAAGGAGCAAGAGCGTCCGCTGGCGATGCTCATCACGGCGCGTCGTCGTGAGGGGCAAGAGCATCCGCTGCGTAGACTGGCGAGGCGAGCGGCCAGCCGGGCGATGCACAGCCTGTTGGCACGTGATCCAGACATTCTCTCCCATCATGACGCAACGCTGCTGGAACGGCGTATTGCGACGTTTCTCCAGGAGGAAGTGACGCAGATCCTGGCGGAGCAGGAACAGAGACGGGCCCTGGAGGAAGAACTGGGAGGGGTCAGGGAACAAGCACGGGGTCAGGTGGAGGAGGAATTGAGACGGACCATGGAGGAAGGCCTGGCGCTGGAGGAACAGAAACTGGCCGCCTTGGTGGAACAGAGACGGGCCCTGGAGGCGGAACCGAGACGGGCCCAGACGGTGGAGGGGGAACAGAGACGGGCCCAGGAACTGAGACGGACCCTGGAGGCAGAATTGGAATGGGTCGCGCTGTTCAAGCAGCTGGAACAGAAAGAGGGCTTGGAGGTACCGAGACGGGCTGAACAGAGACGGGTCCTGGAGGCGGAATTGAAACGGGTCCAGGCGGTGGAGGAGCAACTCAGCGCCCTGAAGGGGGGGTGAGCGCGGCCATCGGCCAGCTCAACACCCCCGCGGAACAGTGGATCGGCCTTGGACTATAAGTCCTGCGCTTTGGCTGGCGTTGTCAGTCTTTGCCAGCAGCAACGCAAAAACCATCACGCGCCTCGTCATCACAGAAACGCCGCCCCCGGCGTGCTCGCGGAACAGGTCGGCGCGCCTGGCGCCGCCGGGATCAGCGAAGGCCCGTTGTTCCGGCCGGTACTGAAGGGCGGCCGGATCCAGCCAGAGGCACTGACGGCGTTCAGCGCAGCACAGATGCATTACGCCGAGCGCACCGGGCTGGATCCGGCGGTGTTCGCCGGCCACAGCCTGCGCAGCGGATTCCTGACGTCAGCGGCCGAGGCTGGAGCCTCAGTGTTCAAGATGATGGAGGTGTCGCGCCACAAGTCGGTCGACGTGCTGCGCGGCTACGTCAGCCACGCCTGCACCGCCTCGACAGGCCGCAGCCGGTAGCCGCGGGGATGGCAATCTCAGGCCCCTCCCCTTCCTGGTCGGTCTTCGACTTGCGCACGGTCAGCCGGAACCCGTCCTGGACCTCGACGAGATCGCCGACCTCGAGCGCCACCAGTTCCGTTATGTTGCGATAAATGCAATTCTCACCCTCGCCCGCCAGGCCGCCACTACCCCCCTTTGAGGAGGCCCGTACAGGCGCCCTCGCCGCCCCGGGTGTTGACCATGCCAGGTGTTCTGTCATGGCGTCTGCGGCCGTCCTGGGGGCAGGAGGGGCGGCTATGGCGAGGCGGCGGAAGCGGGTGGCGAAGGCGGTACAGCTGCAGGATCTGCCGCCCTTGATCGCCGAGCGCCCGCCCGAGGTGCGTATCGCCAATGCGAGCGTCATGGCCTCGAGCTGGATTGATCCCGAGGACGATCGGCCGAACGCGTCCCGCACCGCGCGTGAGGTCGCCGGGCATCGCGCGTTCTGCCCGCTGCGTTGGTGCATCAGGCGCCACGGCGAGCGCAGCCAGATCACCGCGAAACACGTTCTCGCCACGGACCATTTGCGCCGGCTCGCGGACGCGGTGCTGTATGGCTTCAACGGCAATCGCAATCCGTTTCTTTACACCGATATGCTTCCGCGCCCGTTGCTCGGTCCGCCGCAGCCTGCGTTGCGCCGCGCCCGCTGCTGGCGGCCGTTCGTGCGCGCCATGGCGTTGTTCACGCAGGCACAGCGCCGCCTGCTCACCGCGATCGTGCTGTTGAACCGCTCGGTCAGTGCCTGGTGCGAGGAGCTCGCGGCCGAGGGCCGGCGCGTGCTGCAGCGCGTCGAAATGCAGAAGCTGGTCATTTGTCTCGATGCGCTCGCGGAGCACTTCGACGGGGAGATCCAGAGCGATCTCGATCGCGGCGCTATCGCCGCCTGACCGGCCTCGCAGGTTGTGTTGCAGAAGTGGAGCTCACATTTGTGAGCTCCTCCCTCACCGGCCGCGGCGCCCTCGCCCCAACGATGGTGATCGTGCTGCCGGTCACCTCCGCGGTGCGATCGATCCAGCCCCACTCCGGCGGCGGCTGCCAGGTCGCTTGCGGGTCCGCGCTTTGCGTTTTCGGATTTTCCGAAAACCTTCGCGGCGGCTGGGAATTCCATTTACCGACCATCATGCCATAGCCTTTGGGCTTGTGCGGTCGCGTCCACCGCGGTGCCTAGCGCAGCCCGCCTGTAGCACCCGAGCGGCGCCGTCCCGATTGCGACCGGTCAACTGGCCTGCGGTAATCACCTCTTGCGCAAAGAACTGATCGGCACCCAGCGTGATGTATCGGGAAATTTTGCTGACCAGTAGAGCCAACCATCGAGACTTGTAATCGGGTCTCCGAATTTGTTTTTGGCGACACCAACCGCTGCGGCGGAGGGGCTGCCATAGGTCCCACCTTCCGCATGCCACTGGCCATCAAGGATCTCGCCTGAGTAGCTCCGGCCGTTGTACTCCATCCGGACCTGCGTCCCGTGGGGCAGGATGACACCCTTCCCAGACCACGGCCGGCCGCTTTCGTCAGGTTGTCTAGCAACCAGTTGTGGATCCGACTGTTCGTCGATCTTCAGGAAACGCCTCAGCACATCGTTGGGGGTCTCGCTGAAGCTCCGCCGAGCCATTTCGATCGCCTTGTGAACGTCGAAGTCGATCTCGATCGTGGTGCGAATTTGGTCGCTCATTGCTCACCTCTAAAATAGATGAGCACCATATCAGATAGATTGAAGCCCGTCAATATATTTAATATAATTGAGCGATCGGCCGGCTAAAAGCCATCCCTCCGTTTAGAGGACCCTGCCCGCCGCCTCGGCACCTGGGGCGGCGGTTCACCTTTCACCTTGGCCAGATTGGCCCTTGCCATCGCTACCGCTTGCGGCAGGAATAGGTCGGAGTGGTCAATCACCAGCTGCTCGAAACAGATGTCGAGCCGACCGGCCTCGGCCATCGACAGCAACCCGCTGGATGGCTTGCTGCGCATTACCAGCCGCGTTAGTGCGCCGACTGTACCATGGCGCTTGAACATCGGCCGGGTGCGGCCGGCGCGTTGGGTGGGCTTGCCATGTCGTCTGCCGAGGTTTGCTTCATGCACCTGCAGCGTGCGCTCAACGATTGATGAGCGTCTGGCAAACGGTCTTCGCCACACCATTTTACAGGAAGCCCGCCCCCGCGTGGTCCTTGAACAGATCGACGCGGCGGACATAGGCGGCCAGCACGTCGACAGACTTGTGTCGCGTGGTCTCCATTATCTTGAGAATCGATGCGCCGGTTTCCGCCGCACTCGTGGCGAAGCCCGCGCGCAGCGAGTGCCCTGACAGCTCGCTCGCATCCAGACCCGCAGCCTCGGCGCGCTTCTTGATGATTCTCGCGACATCGGCCCCGCGCAGCCCTTGCGGCTGCACGGCACCGCCCCACTGCACCGCCCGGAATAGCAGGCCCTCGGTGATCTGTGCCGCCTCCAGCCACGCCTGCACGGCCGCCACGGGGCGGATCTTGTGGCCGCGGGGAATGACGATTTCCTGCCCCTCCCCGGTCTGATCGGTCTTCGATTTGCGAATCAGGATGCGATAGCCGTCTGGCACCTCGGTGAGGTCCTCGACCCGCAGCGCCACCAGCTCGGAGCGGCGGAACGCCCCGGCAAAGCCCAGTGCGAGCAACGCGCGGTCGCGGATCCCGATCGTGGTGTCCGGGCACGCGTCCAGCATCGCTCGCACGCGGTCCGCGGTCGCCGCGGCTTTTCTGCGAGGTGCGGTGCCCAGCGTGCGACGGATGCCGCCGATCACCTCGCGCAAGTCATCGCCGGTGCACGGATTGGCATGACGGCCGAGCTTGTGGCTGTAGCCGATCGCGGCGATCCGCCGGCCGATCGTGCTGACGCTCAGTACGGCATCGGCGAGGCTGGAAACATACAGGATGACGGTCTCCGTGCTGGCCGGCATCGCCGCCAGGCCGCGCTCGCCGCACCAGCCGGAGAAGTCTGCGAAGTCGCAGCGGTAGGCCAGGATGGTGCTGGGCGCCTTCCCTGCCCGGGCGTAGCGGCGCGCGGAGGCTGCCTCGGGGGCCAGCTCGGTGGAGAGCGTGCGCGGCTGCTCGAGGGCGGCGACGAGGTCGTGCATCACGGCTTCCTGTGGGTGGGCGGGAAATCGGGTTAGCGACACGCACAATAGCACCAATGTTCAAAGCGGGCAATGTGGCGCATTGCGCCCTTGCGCGCATGTGCGCTAGTGGTTGTGTGCATATGTGAGGCTTACGCCATGACGGACCGCGCGGACGAGCCGATGCGCCGGCTCTCGGTGGAGATCCCGGACAGCCTGCATCACCGGCTGCGGCGGCTGGCGCTGGACGAGCGCACCACCCTGGCCGCGATCGTTCGTGAGCTGCTGGAACGCGAGGTCGCCCGGCGCACCAAGGGACAGCAGGCCGCCTGATGGCTAAGGCCAGGTGACCCCGCGTGAGGTCATCAACCGCCTACGGCGCGAGGGCTGGGCCGAACGGCAAGGCAAAGGGTCGCATGTGATCTTCACCAAGGACGGCCGCGTGGTGGTCGTGCCCAACCACCGCGGCGACCTGAAGACCGGAACGCTACGGGCGATCTGCAGCGCCGCCGGTTGGCGCTGGCCGCCCTGAGAGGAGGAACCGTGGCGAACTATTACGTCATTGCTGAGCGTGGCGCCGGGCGGACCTGGTGGCTTTCCTTCCCGCACGGAGCCGGCATCTTCTCAGCGGCCGATGACGCCGCGGACATCCCGGCGCAGGCGCGCGACGCCCTCGACACCGTGCTGACGGATCCTGACGGCAAACTGCCGCGCTCGATCGAGGACGGCGCCAGACCGCCCTCGCCCACTGACCTGGCCGGCTTCGAGGATCCGACCATCGTCGTCGTGGTCGAATATGAGGCCGTCGCCGCCGTGAAGGCCGCCGCATAGGCCGCGGCGGTGCGCGAGATCCCGCACCGCCACTGGCGGTCCTACGGCACCGACCCCCTGCCCGCCCCCTCCGAGGCTCTGGATCAGCCGTTCCGGGCCTTCCCGTCCTGGTTCCTGCGCGTCGAATGCGACCGCTGCGGCAAGGCGACCATGCTGAACGAGGCGCACACCGGCCAGCGCCGCGGCTCCATGCAGCTCCGGATCCTCATCGCTCGCATGCGCCACGACGGCTGCGGCGGTGGGGCGGGCAAGGTGGAGCTGCTGACCGGCATCGACGGGGTGGTCCAGCCGACCGGTACGGCGCATCGTGCTGCGCGCGGGGTAGGTTTCCGGATTGTCCGGAAACGTGCGAACGGGCCAGACTCCCGTCAGTTTCCCGTCCGACGGGAAGTAACTAATTCGTTGATTTAGCTCGGAGATTTACTTCCGGATTTTCCGTAAGTATGTGCGAATGGGCCAGACTCCCGTCAGCTCCCGTCAGCTTCCCGAGATTTGCTTACGGACAGTCCGGAAGCAAAAACGGTGGCCGCGGCGGTGCGCAGAACGGTACTTTCAATCGGATTGAAAGTACCAGGCAAGGGTGGGAATTAACCTTACGGATCACTCGCGGCGAGGACCTGTGCTTTCGCAAGTCCTCTGCAGAGTGACGCCACATCGCTAGAGGCTTTTTGTGCGAGGTGATCCGCGGCCGGGGTCGGGATCCTAGGTGATGTCGCTCTGATCTCGATCATCAGGTGTTCGGTCATCGTCGGCAATTTCGTATTCTGCATCTATGTTTCTTCCAACATCATCGTCGCTCGCAGGCTGGTCGCGGCCATTGGCGGGCAAATAGAAATGCACCACCTCGTCGCGCTCAGGATCGGCAGCGTTCAGTGTATGCTGGTGATTGATGTCGCCCTCGAGCGTGACGAGCTGGCGACGGTGATACAGGCCAGGCTTGTGTGCTCGCAACCAAACGCAGCAGGCCAGCAA